GTTTTATCAGTTATACTGATGTTTATCATTTTATATACATCTGTAGGTAAGCTACCAACACCATTAGTTAGTGTTATATCTGCAGCTTTATAAAATGGGTCTATTTTTTCTTGAATTTTTTCTGGCATATCTCCATAATCATTTACAGCTCTACCAGCGGAATGTTTTATTACAGCTCTATTGTAATCAAAAAAAGCTCTATCTAAAAGATCTAATTGTACTTGTCTGCCAATTCTATTAAATTGGTCTGGTGTTAAAAAACCTCTACCTTCTTTATTTAATATTGAAAGTACAGTTCTGTATACTTTATTTACATTAATCGCCATAATCTTATATATAATGATTAAGCCGCTTATAGCGGCCTAACCACTATAAGTAACTATTTAAGTTTCTTTTCTAATACTTGATAGACTTCAACTCCTTCATCAGTTTTAAACCAAGAAGCTAATGCTGAATATGGGTTTTCATCAAATGGTGTAGCTAATAGTTTCCTACCGTTGCTACCCCATGTAAATGTTCTATTATCTCTTTCAAGATTAATTAACCCCATTTCAACTGCTTTAATTCCTAAATTTCTAATATTGATATTTTCGTCGTTTGCTAATTCTAAAAATAATGCGGGTGCTTGTTTAGCCATTACAAATAAATCTCTTTTAATTTCTTGAGAGCTCATTTTACTAACAGCGCTACCTCTTTCAGTTCTTACAATAGCTTCGGCATGATCAATATCTAAACTCATTGCAGCTTGCATTGCTTCAAATTCTAAATTAATGTATTCTAAATCATCTTTTGCTTCAGCAATTTCATCAACTTCAGCATATTTTGTGTTTAGACCAGGATGATATAATGAAAGTATTTGTTGTAAAACAACTTTTTCTTTTGGTACATTTAAAATACCATCTCTAAAAACAATATGATCTAATCTAGCTTCTCCTTTGAATTCATCAGCAAAACATGTTTTTTGATTTAAAGTATATCTAACTTCTCTTTCATAACCTAACTTTTTATCAAACCACATGATATTTTTTGATTTAAGAATATATACTATTGGTTGTTCATCTCCTAACAAATAGTATTGTCTATCTTTATATTCCCAAGTATTTTTGGGTTTTTCTTTTTCTTTTGGTGGAGCAACCATTACAGGTTCCTCAGCAGCCACCTCTGCTTTTTGTTTTTTTGCCATAATATAATATAATAAAAATGTTAAATAAAAGGGCTGGACGCCGAAGCGCCCAACACTTTTAAGGTAATCTTACTTGAATAATACAAAGTTGTTAGCAGCTTGAGTTACTAAACATCTTTCTGATAAATAATGTACTTCCATTTTATCATCGCTAGATGTAGCAGCTCCACCTACTGAACCTGTAATCCATGACTTCATTCTTCTGTCATCAGCTTGAGAAGCTCTATATCTTATATGTAAGAAAGGTCTTCTAATGTTGTTTCCAAGAATTTGGTCATATACTGAAGATGTTCCAGCTGGTACTAATACACCTTTGATGTCACTGAATAATCCTCTTGTAGATTTGTTGTTAAGATATTTCCAATCAGTTTTATAGAAGTCATAAGAACCTCTTCTAAATCCGTTGAAACCTAAGTTTAACGCCATATCTGCAGAGTTTTCAAATACACCAAAAGATGATTGACCTGCGTTTGCTGCGTTAACCGCACCAAGAGCATCATCAACTTTTAAGTTTGCGTCTCTATTTAAGAATAACATATTTTCTTCAATAGATCCTTGCTTATCTAATTCTTTAAGAATTAAATCAAAGTCAGAAATAACATCACCAACTGAGTCATAAGCACCAGTTGCAACGATACCTCTTGATTCGATAGCAGAAAACATACCTTCTGTGCCTGTAGGGTCGTTATCACCTGCGCCAGCACCGAAACCAACGTCAATTGTGTTGTCGTCATCGCCTTTTACAGATTCAACCATAGACATTTCTAGATAGTCTTCAAATCTAACTCTTGTGTCACCAGCAGCTTTTAGATACCATAGATATCCACCTTGACCAGCTTCACCAGATACTTCAACCCATCCGATTTGAGCAGCGTCAGAACCAAATACTTCAAATTTATCTTTCAAAATAATTGGTTTATTTGTGAAAGATTCGAATTTTGGCTTAACAGCGCCAGTCATACCAGAGTCTCCTTTTTTGAATTCAGATCCATAAACGAAGAACGTACATGTGTTAGATCCGCTATCGTCTGTTGTTTTAAATGTTGAATGAGCACCTAAAGTACCATCAGTAGATCCTTTGTAAGGTTTTACTTTTAATACAGTGTCACTGTTTTCAACACCTTCAAATACATAAGCAGGAATAATTGTTGGAGAAGACTGGTTATCAGATATTAATATTGTTTGACCTTTTCTTACGACGTGTTTTGCACCGCCCGCAATAGTGATCGTTCCAGCATTGTTTACTGCCGCTCCTTCATATGCTAAGTGTAATCTACCTTGCTCAGACCAAATAACTTGATCAGAAGACATAGGCATTTCAGCACCTACCATTCTTAAGAAAGAAGATATAGATCTATTTCCATACTTCTCTACTTCTTGTTCATATAACTCAGGTAAATATTGTTGTGACCAATTTACACCATTAGTTCCATGAAAATTTAAATAATTCGAATACCCAGCTACTTTTTCCTGTGCAGGAGTAAGATCACTTGGTAACGAAAATGTTGCATTTGCCATTTTGTTTTAGTTTTTAATAGTTTTTAAGTTTTAATTTTAGCTTAGAACTATTTTCACCACTTAACACTCTAACTTTGGTTCCACCTGTTTCAATAACACCGGCTGTTTGTCTAGGATCCATATTAATGTTCTTAGCGTTTGCAGCCATTTCTTTTATTGCCTCAGCTTTACCTTGTTCATAAAAATGATTTGCTAGACCGTCAGGGTTAGAAGCAGCAAATAAAGCTTTATGATAACCCGCAGCGTCACCTAAAAGATTAGTATCTTTATTGACATATTTATTAAAAACATTAAATAAATCTGCTTGGGTTTCTTTTACTTTGTTTACATCACTGACATTGAATCTATATTTTTTGTCTCCTACTTTGAAGTTAAAACCTTTAAATTCACTATTAAAAACTTTGCTAGTTTCATTGTCAAAATGTGATGTTTGCTTCTGTAATAATTCTTCTGCTGTTTTTTGCTCTTCATTATAGCGATTGAAAAAATCTACTGCTTTTTGTTGCTCAGGTAATAAATTAGAACTCAACTTGACTTCTTTATAATATTGATCCTTTTGCGAATTAAAAAAGTTTTTAGCTTTTGCAATCTCCTCCTTCTGAGCGAGTTGTTTTCTTTTTACATCTTTTTCTGAATCTAAATCTAAATCAACGGAAAATTGATCTTCCATTAAAAAAGATATTTCATCATAAGTAAGATGCGGTTTGGTTTTTTTATAGTACTCAACCATAAGAGTATTGTCGTCTACATTAGAAAAATCTGTATTTAGTGCTACATAATCTTCTATTGTTCCACCAGTTTCTTGCATAAAATTTACGAGATCTTGTATATTTTCGGGTAGATTTACTGGTTCTTGTGTTTCTTCTTCCGATAATACTTCTTCTTGTTTCGGTGTGGGTTCGGAAGTTTCAATGCTTCCATCCACTCCTGTCTCGTCAGTTGTATTTGTTTCATCGGTTATTTCTTCTATTATCGGTGTTTCTTGCACATCTGCATTGCTCTCTCCGGCAGACTCTTCTTGTTCTGCTTGTACTTCTTCGACCACTTCTTCGCTATTTGCGGGTGCATCTTGTACAGGAATCTCATCTGTGCTTTGCTCTTGAACGGCATCTGTTTCTTGATTTTGTTCGTTAAACTTATCGAGATCTAATTTGTATACACCATCTTCTTCGATAGATACACCAGCGCTCTCGGCTACCGCTTGTTCTTGTTCAGCCATACTTTTTGGCTCTTCAGCCTCAACAGCTGTTACTTTTACTTCTTCTGCCATGATAAAATATTATATAATTATTTAAAGTTATTTATTTTCTTGCGTAATACGCAATAATGCTTCCCCCTGCTACGTCTATTTCAGTATATCTACCGTGAATAGTTACGCCTGCAGGAAATGATGCATTGGAACTTGTTATTTGTACACCACCTGATCCTTCATTGTTTGTTTCAGATCCTGCGGCTAAATCGCCAGCTGCGTCTTCAGTGTTAGCAAATTGAGTTGCTAGGTCTGCTACTAAACCACCAGTATTGTCAAATGTTGCAGCTGCTAATACAGTAAATGCAATAAATACATGATTTGTTGGTGGAATTATAGCGTCGCTACTTGCGGTTGTAAAAACAGATCCTACAACATTTTGTGGAAAGTCTGTGCCTCTCATTCCCATAGTTATTATTTTTAAAGGTTATCTTGGTTCAAATTGCTCTAAACCAAATCCACCTAAGTTATCAAAGCCAGCCGATTCAAAACTTTTAGGTGGTGTATTATTTTTTCTTTGTTGTATTAATTCACTTTGTTGACTAGCTTGTATTTTTGTTCTTTCGTCCTTTCTATCTTCTTTATATTTCTCTTTATTTTTAATTACGCCGGACTCAGCTTCTTTAAGCTGTATATTTAATTCAAATTCAAATTGCATTAATTCTTTTTTAATAGCTGCTTCTCTTTCTAATTTTGAAATATCAAATTGTGTTTGAGCTTGAGCAATTTGTACTTTACTTTCTGCAAGGCCTTGTTGTTTTTGTATTTCAGCAGCAGCAGCAGCTTGACTTGCTTGTGCATTTGAATTTGCTTGAGCTTGTATATTTTCAAGCTGCATCATTCTATCTCTTTGTAATTTAGCTTTTCTTCTTAATTTTAAAAGTTGATTTGCAAGTTTTAAATTTTTAAGTTCACGTACATCAATAGCGTCTTCTAATTCTATAGCTTTTTGTGTTATAGCCATTTGAATATTGTTTTCAAGTAATTGCTTTTCTTCTTCATCAGGTGACAATTCTAAATATATACCAAAGTCATGTAAATGTAATTCTTTTATTTCATCTAACACAGCTGTATTAAATTTACCTAATGTTTGTACAAATGACATTTTAGTATTTGAAAATTCTAATACATCAGCAATTCTTAATGATATAGCTTCAGCAGTTTTTAATGTTAAATATAACCCAGCTTGTAGTATATGTCTTGTTGCTGTATTACTATTTGCTGCAGCTATTTTTTGTAAACCAACTAAAGCATTTGTATCTGGTGTACTTCCATCCCTTGCTTCATTTAATCCTGTAACATCTCTCATCATTTGTAAATAATAATTGTAAGATTGAATTAAACTTGCAATTTTTGTATTACCACCAGATGCTCTTAGTTCTTGAATAGGTACTCTACCATTATTAAATTCACCATCTTGTGTCATTGATCTACCAATAACAGAACCGGTTTGAAAATACATATTCAATGCTTCTTGTGGATTATAATTTGTTCCATTACCTAAATCCACTTCAGCAATGCCGTCCGCATCTAAGAACACGCCGTCTGGTACCATTCTTGAAAGAACCTGCTGTAATTTTAGATGCGTTATTTGAATCATGTCAGCAAATGATGTCATTCTACCAACTAAAGATTCAGGCTTTCCTTTATATATTCTTGGAGCTACAATATTATAACTCATTTGTACTTTTGTAATATCTGACTTAGGTCTAGTCATATTAGTACATTTTTTCCATTCTAATAAATTATCATATCCTATAACCTTAGCTCCTTGATATAGTACTTCAATTGATCTATTTACTTTTTCAAATCTTGATCTTGCATCTTTAGGTGGATTAAATTCATCTGTTTTTTCAATTGCTTTTTGTGCACCTGAAGCTGTTTGTTTTATTTTGTAAACTTGATTTTCAAAAGTTTTATATTCAAAATACAATATATATACATAACTGCTATCTTCAGCACCCGACGCATTATATGATCGGCTATACAATTCTGAATTACCACCAGATTGTTCCATTTTTTTAATATCCTCCTCTGTAAGATATGGAAATTTCTTTTTAAGATCAACTATACTTGTACGTCTTACTTCTCCAACATAATAAATATCGTCAAAATATGGAGATTCAGTATATGAATAAACTATATCAGCAGGATCAATATATTCTAATTTAATTCCTTCTGCTGTGTTAAAGCTATTTTTGACACAAGCCATACCTAATACAGTTATATCATAATCAAGTCTTTTCTTTAATAAATCATATTTATTTAAATCAAATACATTATTTATAGCTTCTTCTTCTGCTATTTCTACAGATTGTTTATAATCTAACTGCATATGTAAAGATAATTCTTCATCATTTTCAGGTAAATTTTCACGCTCTGTATTATATAAATTTAAATTTAACTCAGATTGTACCGCGTCCAAAAGCTCTGTATTTCTCATATCACGTATCATTGACTCTACATATTGAGTTCTTTTGTTTATCGAAAACGGATCTTGTGAATATGCTTTTATATCATATGTTCTTTCTTGTATACCATTTACGACTATGTCTACAAATTTAGGTATAATAGGAACGGGCTTCCAATCTAAATTAAGATAAGACATATCACCATTAATAGATAATTCATCTTTATATTTTTGTATACTTTGCTCTCCTCTTGCATATAATCTTAATCTATGAAAATTATCTTTATTTGCAAAGTAACGAGTACTCCCACGTTCTTTTTTGAACCATTCATCTTCGACAGCTTTAGCTACCTTCATCCCGTATTCAGGGCTAGCTTTATAAGCATCAGGCACTGCCTGTGATGGGAATATACCTTTTTGTTGTACGTCTGCCATTACTGTATTATTTTTGAAATATTTCCTTTATTGTTATATTTAGCAAAACTAAAATTAACTTTATCATTTAGTTTTATATTTGGTTTTGGTGCATATAAATTTTTATTGCATGCCATAATAGCCAAACCTGAGCTAATTGCTGCATCAAATTTTGTTCTTTTGTTTATGTCAAATTTAGCCCAGTCATTTAATGTAGTGTTAAAATACATACTTCCATATTCACCATCAGGCTTAATTCCTATATGATTACTAATATAAGTTTCAATAGCTGCAGCATGCGCTTGTCTTATATCTTCACTTGAGTTTGGTATACCACCTATTTCTTTTTCTGCAACAGATAGTTTATTCCAAACTTTATCAGGTCGATTCATAGAATAACCTCTATACCCTCTTCTTTTTAAATAATATAATAATCTTGGTTTATTATTTTCTGCAAGTATTGGCATACCATAAAAATGTAATGCCATTAATATATCTTCAAAAAATATTTCTGCTGTTTGTGGTCTTGCAATATATTCTAAAAAAAATTGATTTGCTGGAGCATCTTCCATACTAAATTTTGTAAGACCGTGCAAAGATCCTTTAGATCCTTTACCATCTGTTGTGCCGGATATATCATAACTATCACAACCAAAAGCTCCAACATGCTCATTACCGGGATATTTAACACCATTTTTTAATATTACTTTATTTTGTAAATCTATATTTGGAACCCAGCTAATATTAAATCTACCATTTAAATTAGGTACAAATTCTACTTCCGTGTCTTTGATCCCGTTTTGCCACTGAAAACTTCCACGAGTGATAACAGCATCATATCTAGCTTCTTCATTGTAGTCAATCTGTTCGTAAATCTTAGCAAGATTAAATATGCTATTGCGAGTTTCATCTCTGAAAGCATGTTCTTCAGTCCTTGGAAATTGTCTGTAAAATTCATTTAATGCGTCTTGATCTCCTTTTAATCCTTCAACTTCGTTTTCCCAATGCTCGATAACTCCGACATCAATGTATGAGCCGTAGTTATCTTTAACTTCTTCTGTTGGTGTATTGAATACAGGTATTCCATAAGAATCAATGAATCCCTCGAAGTTCCATTCCATAGGTATGAACAAACTATATAATCCCGAGCGAGTCTGTCCATTGCGGTTTCTTTTTGTAACATCTGAATCATTATATAGTTTTTTAAAGTTTTCCCCACCTTTGTCAAGTGAATTACTCGTTGAACCCATCATACATTTACCTATAACTCTAGATCCTAACCTTAATGTAGTTTTAGTTACACGCCAGTTATTTAAGATGTTTTCTGGTCTTTCCCATTTGCCGGCCTCATCATGTACAAGTAACGCAAGCTTTTCACCATCGTAACTATTGTCTCCAGTATTTTTCCAATCAATCGTAGTATCAAGTCCAGCCAGTTCTTCAGTTTTTTCATTTACAATTATTTTACGTCTAGTAAATTTACTTGCTGGTACCCTATATGCAAGCTCGGTTTTAGGTCTATCCATTCCATCTTGTATTGGTTTAAAGAAGAATGGGTAGTTAACAGATATGGGCAC